CCCCAAGGAAGCAGATCGTATTTCTCGTCTTGCGCCATTCGTGCAAGCCAAGGAAATTGGGAGAATTGAGGCCAAGTTGGCCACCGATCCTCCCGTGAAACGAACCACGTCTGCGCCTGCGCCGATTTCACCTGTTACTGCTCGCTCCACCGGAGGCCCAGCTTATGACACTACGGATCCACGGTCTACCAAGACCATGACCGATTCGCAGTGGATTGAAGCTGAACGAGCAAGACAGATAAAGAAGTTGCAGGCTCAAGTCAACCGCTAAACAATTTTTGAAGGATTTTTTCCATGTCTAATAGTATCTTAACGATCGACATGATCACCCGCAAAGCTCTCGAGATTCTCGAGAACAACCTGGTGCTCACCCGTAACGTGAACCGTCAGTACGACGACAGCTTTGCTGTTGAAGGTGCCAAGATTGGTTCTACACTGCGTATCCGTTTACCCGACCGCGCTCTGGTAACTGACGGTGCCGCCTTGCAAGTTCAAGACGACAACGAACAGTACACAACTCTGTCTGTTGCTTCACAAAAGCACATCGGCGTGAACTTCACCTCTGCTGAATTGACCATGCAATTGGACGACTTTGCAGAACGTGTTCTGAAGCCTCGTATCAGCCAATTGGCTTCCAGCATTGATGCTGACGTCGCCAATGCGTACAAAACTATTGGTAACACCGTTGGCACCCCTGGCACCACTCCTTCTACTTCTTTGGTCTTGTTGCAAGCCCAGCAGAAGCTGAACGAAAACGCTGCCGTGATGTCACCACGTTACGCTACCGTCAACCCCGCCGCTAACGCTGGTTTGGTTGAAGGCATGAAAGGTTTGTTCAACCCCACCGACACTATCAGCAAGCAGTTTAAGAACGGCATGATGGGCACTGGCGTGTTGGGCTTTGATGAGATCAACATGTCTCAGTCAATCAAGCAACACACTACCGGCACACGCGCTGCTACTGGCAACACCACTGGCGCTGCTGTGACAACTGAAGGTGCATCTACTCTGACATTGACTGTCGGTTCTGGTGAACTGATCGCCGTCGGCGACGTGTTCACTATTGCTGATTGCTACGCTGTGAACCCACAAACCCGTGAATCCACAGGTTCGTTGTTCCAGTTTGTTGCTTTGGCCTCTTCAACCAGCACCACAACTGCCACTGTGACCGTGGCTCCTATGTACTCAGCTAGCCATGCTTTGGCCACCATGTTGACTTTGCCTGCTACCAGCAAAGCCGTCGTGTTTGTCGGCACGGCCAGCACTCAGTACCCACAGAACTTGATTTACCACAAAGACGCGATTACTTTTGCAACCGCCGACTTGTTGCTGCCTCAAGGTGTCGATATGGCTGCTCGCGCAGTTCATAACGGTATCAGCTTGCGCGTTGTTCGTCAGTACGACATCAACAACGACCGTATGCCTTGCCGTATTGACGTTCTGTATGGCTTCAGCACAATTCGTCCACAGATGGCTTGCCGTCTTTGGGGTTAATCAGTAATTCTTTTTGAAGGAAAATTATCATGGCATTACCTAATGGCGCAGGCGGTTACCAAGTTGGTGACGGCAACCTGACAGAAGCTCAACTTACCGTACAAACCATCCCTACTACTTTGACCGCAGACACTACTCTGACTGCGGCTGATGTAGCAGTTGGTTTGGTTGTTTGCAAAAAAGCAAGTGACGCTACATTGACCGTGACTCTGCCCACAGCAGCGTTGCTTGATGCAGCTATCCCAAGCGCAAAAGTTGGTTCAGCTTTTAGCTTGACAATTTGCAACAACAACAACACTGGCGCATCGTCTACCGTTCCTGTCACAACAGGCACTGGTATTACGATCTTTGGCTCAGTCACTGTCCCACGTTTCGGTGCTTACACCTACCGTTTTGTGAAGACTGGCGACGCAGCTTATTCGGCATTTTTGATGTAATTAATGGGGGCTTCGGCCCCTATTTTTTAAAGGATTAAAAAATGGGTAATACCAAATCAATTGGCGTTGCGTACAGCGACCAAGACATTGACGGCGGCACCATTGGTGCTGTTACTCCAGCAACCGTGGTTGGCACAACCGTGTATGCTACAACCGAAATTGGTTACACATCCGCCGGACAAGGTGCTGTGACTCAATTGACAAGTAAATCGACAGGCGTGACTTTAAACAAGTCTGCTGGCCGTATTACTATGGATGCCGCAGCATTGGCGGGAAGCACTGCTGTATCGTTTGTTTTGACTAATAGCTTGATCTCCATCAATGACACAATCATTGTGTGCGTTTCTAGTAATACTACTGGTAGCGCGGCTGGGGCTTACACCACTTACGTTTCGTATTTGGCTGCTGGCTCTGCTTTGATCACGTTGCGGAATTTGACTACTGCCACTTCATACTCTGAAGCTGTCATCATCAACTTTTCCATCATCCACGGCGCAAGCTAAACCAAACGGGGGCCTAAACAGCCCCCTCTTAAACTATGGCTGTTATCTACATGTCTCATGAAGTTCACGGCGCCAAGGTTGCGACCATGGAACTTGAAGCCGTAGAAGATGAAAAAAATGGCTGGGTGCGATATACTTTAGACACGCCTGTTGAGGCGGCTCCTGTTGTCAACGAACTGGAAGTCAAACGTCGTCGTAGCCGACCCATAGAGGTGGTCGAACAAGGAGCATAAACATGGCCACATACACTGCTGGCGATCAAATCAATAGAGCATTGCGATTGCTTGGTGTGTTGGCTGAAGGTGAGACAACTTCTGCGTCCGTGTCTCAAGATTCGCTGATGGCGCTGAATCAGATGATTGATTCATGGAACACTGAGCGTTTGGCTGTTTTCAGTACCCAAGATCAAATATTTACTTGGCCTGCGGGTCAGATTAACCGCACTCTTGGCCCAACAGGTAACTTTGTAGGTAACCGGCCAATATTGTTGGACGACGCAACCTACTACCGCGACCCAGGCACCAATGTGTCTTACGGCATAAAAATGATTAACCAACAGCAGTACGATGGTATTGCTGTTAAAACCGTAACGTCTACATACCCGCAAGTCTTGTTTATCAACATGACTTATCCTGATGTTGACATGTACATATATCCAAAGCCCACACGGGACTTGGAATGGCACTTTATTTCGGTTGAGGAATTGACTCAGCCTGCCACTTTGGTGACCAACATTTTGTTCCCACCAGGCTATTTGCGGGCGTTCACCTACAACTTGGCAATGGAAATCGCACCTGAATTTGGCGTGGAGCCAAGCTCACAAGTGCAACGCATTGCAATGACATCCAAGCGCAATCTGAAGCGCATCAACAATCCTGACGACATCATGTCGATGCCTTACGCCATTGTGTCCTCACGTCAGCGGTTCAACATCTACGCCGGTAATTATTAATGCAAACGCCGATTCTTGGCTCCAGCTACGTTGCTCGCAGCATCAACGCTGCCGACAACCGCATGGTCAACCTGTACCCCGAGGCCACGCCAGACGGCGGCCAGACGGCGGCTTTTCTGACGCGGTGCCCTGGGCTTCAATTTTTGCAAACAATTGGCACAGGCCCGATCCGTGCCCTTTGGGCGCATCAAACTAATGGTTCTGATTTCTTTGTGGTGTCTGGCTTGGAAGTCTATAAAGTTACCGGCATGACCAATGTGCCTACTTTGCTGGGCAACGTGACCGGCACTGGCCCCGTGTCTATTGCTGACAACGGCACCCAACTTTTCTTTGCTTGCAATCCTGACAGCTACATTTACAACCAAGTTACCAACGTATTTGCTCAAATTACTGACCCCGATTTCCCTGGCGCAGTGACCGTGGGCTATTTGGACGGTTACTTTGTGTTCAATGAGCCTGACAGCCAAAAGGTGTGGGTAACGTCTTTGTTGGACGGCCTGTCGGTCGATCCACTGGACTTTGCCAGCACTGAAGGCTCACCCGACGGTTTGGTGGCCATCAACGTAGACCACCGCGAAGCATGGATGTTTGGCACCGACTCAATCGAAGTCTGGTACGACGCTGGCTTGGCTGACTTCCCATTGACCCGCATCCAAGGCGCGTTCAATGAAATTGGCTGTGTGGCTCCGTTTTCAGTAGCCAAGCTCGACAACGGTTTGTTTTGGCTGGGCACTGATGCCCGTGGCCAAGGCATTGTTTACCGAGCCAACGGCTACACCGGCCAGCGGGTGTCCACCCACGCCATTGAGTACGCAATTGCTCAATACGACGACATTTCAGACGCAATAGCGTACACATATCAGCAAGAAGGCCATGCTTTCTATGTGCTGACATTCCCCACAGGTAACGCCACATGGGTGTTTGATGTGGCCACTCAAGCGTGGCATGAACGCGCTGGCTGGGACAACGGTGTGTTTACCCGTCACCGATCCAACTGCCAATGTAACTTTGGCGGCAACACCATTGTGGGTGATTTTGAGAATGGCAACATTTACAAGATGACGCTGAATGTCTACGCTGATTACGATCAACCTCAAAAATGGTTGCGTTCATGGCGCGCTTTGCCTAGTGGTCAAAACAACCTCAAGCGCACTGCCCATCACAGTTTGCAATTAAATTGCGAGTCTGGCACAGGTTTGGCTACTGGCCAAGGCGATGACCCACAAGTCATGCTTCGTTGGTCAGATGACGGTGGCCACACATGGAGTAGTGAGCATTGGTCGCCGATGGGCAAGATCGGCGCGCACTATCAGCGCGTCTTCTGGCGGCGGTTGGGCATGACGCTTAAGCTGCGGGACAGGGTCTATGAAGTGTCTCAGACTGATCCTGTAAAGGCAGCCATCATGGGCGCTGAATTGATTCTGAGCCCGACCAATGCCTGAAAAACTTAATATAACCAACCTACCCTCGTCGCGGGTCGAATTTATCGACACTCGCACGGGGTTGATGTCGCGTGAATGGTATCGTTTTTTCCTGAACATATTCACTTTGGTTGGTGGCGGTAATAACCAGACATCTTTGGATGACCTGCAACTTGCACCGCCATTTGTTCCATCTACCGGCGGCGGCGGGTCAGGCACGGTCACTTCAATTGATGTATCTGGCGGCACCACAGGCTTGACCACCACAGGCGGTCCAGTTACTACTAGCGGCACAATCACTTTTGCTGGCACGTTGAATATTGCCAACGGCGGTACAGGCCAAGTAACTGCTAGCGCCGCGTTTAATGCTTTGTCGCCCGTCACCACATTGGGGGACTTGATTTATGGCAGTGCAACAAATACCAATGCTCGTTTGGCGGGCAATACAACGGCGACCAAAAATTTCTTGGTTCAGACTGGTACCGGCACTATATCGGCGGCTCCAAGCTGGGGGACAATTGATGTTGCCGATGTTCCAACATTAAACCAAAACACTACGGGTT